ATGGCCATAGACCGTAGCAAGCCCCTTTCCGAGATCACCTTTTACTGCCGTCCGTGCTATCGCACTTTTAAGGCAGCGCCGGCGCGGGTGGAAGATGCGCCGGATCTAGATCATCATCCGTATCTCTATCATAGCGAATGCCCGCATTGCAGGAGTGAATGCGAGCAGGTTGGATGGGAGCGGGGGCTGCTGAAGGCCTGGGCAAACGCCACGGGGCCGCGAACTCATGAAGGGAAGGCAGCGACAGCTGCTAATCTGGAAGGTCACCCTACCAAGGAAGAATCGCTACGCACGCGGTTCAATGCAATGAAACACGGCTTGGCGGCACGGACGGCTACATATTTCCCGTCCAAGCCTGATGGTTATGCATTCTGCTCGACGTGCGATGTCGATCGCGTTTACTGTGCCTCACAACCGGCCTGCGTCAAAAAAACCGAGTTGTTCATGTTGCATCACGCAGCCTTCGATCAGCGCAATCCCAAGCATTTGATGGGCATTTACTCCGACCTGCAAGCATCTGTCTTTGCATTGGTTCAGCAAATCATTCAGACCATCGTCGCGGATGGCGTAAAGGTTGAAAAACTTGTGTGGAAGCACGACCCAGACGGCACTCCGCAGGTTGTTGAGTATTTTGACGAACAAGGAAACAGGCGACTCCTGCGCGATGATGTCCAGGCGCATCCGCTACTAAAGCAACTTGGCGAATTACTCACACGAAGTGGGTTATCGCTGGCAGATATGGGCATGACTCAGAAACTCATCGAGGCCGAGGACAACGAGATCGGCCGTCTGGCCCACGAAAAAGAGAGCCAGGAAGGTGTGGATGCATTCCGGCAGCGCACGGTCCAGTTACTCGAGTCGATGGCTGAAAAGGTTATGCGAGCCAATAAGCAGACCGATACCGATCCGATACTGGTCGAGTACCAGCAGGAGAGTGGAAAGTGATCGAAATGCGCTGCACCATCCATAATGTTCGATTCGCTTTCGATCACGATTATGCTGATAAGAATGACTTCCTGATCGAATGTCCCGTCTGTTTGAATAGAGATTTATTGCGCGAAAAAAAGGCGCGGGAGCAGGCGGAACAGCATCGTGATCTATTACTTCAAGCAATAGACTTGAAACGGACATTGGTTCCAAATTTATGACTCGCATCAGCGCTAGCGAGAGAGTGCGGGTCGCTTATCGGTCCGAGCAGGAGATATTGCGTTACAAGGATGATCACCTGCTATGGCATAAGCATGTGCATAACGTCGAGCTGGATCCCGTCCAGGTGTTGAAGTGCATGGAGATGGATAAACACCCGAACACCATCGACGTTTCATGCCGGCGCACTGGCAAGACGGCTGTGAAAGAGCTACACGCACTCAAGCACAACGCAACCGCGCCGGCGCAGGAGCTGGGGATCGTGGCACCGCGGCTGCAGCAGGCCCAGGGAAACCTTAACTACCATACCGATGCCATCCGCCGTTCGCCGATGCTGCGCGGGTATATTGCGCACAAAAGCGGACGTGAGCAGCTCTCGGATACCAAATATCAGTTTGTGAATGGCTCCAAAGCTAGCGCCTACGGAATCATGAGCCAGATCGATGGCGATGCGATCAGCTATGCATCGATCGAGGAAATCGACGATATGCCGGCAGACCGGCTGTTGTCGCGTTTTCTGCCGATGCTGGGCGGCGCCAGGCGTATGGGGGCGGATAAAGGTGTTTCGTTCAAGCCCCAGATCCGTGTCACCGGCGTTTTCAAGGGTGCCGACGTGCTGCAGCAGCTGATCGACTCCAAGCAATATCACCTGTTGCCGATCGTGAACGTCTATCTCGGGATAGAGATGGGTATCCTCAACGAAGCATTCATGCGGGAAATGCGGATGCAGCTGCCCGAGGGGGAATTTATCAGGCAATTCTTGTGCAAAAATGTATCCGCGCAGAATCACATTTGGGAAAAATTCATCCGCAAGGCCATGTCGGTCGGGCTCCAGGCGCGGCTGCAAATTGCCGAGCCAATGCCCGGGGCTCGCTACAAGAAGAGAGGTCTATTGTCCTTTGGCTACGATCACAGCGGCCACGGTGAGAGTCTGTCCGCGTCGAAATCGAGCCTGGTGGTATCCGAGCAGATTGGCAACTATGTGACCTTCCCTTTCGTGAAATCGTGGCCGGCCGGTACGGATGATAAAGTGGTGGAAATGGATCTGCTTGGCTTTTGGGAGTACTTCCGGCCAGATTACGCCATGGGTGACGCCTATGGATTGGGTATGCTGACCAGCTTGAACGATCGCCTGTTTACGCGTGGACTGACTGATATCGATCGCCGTACGATCGGCGACGGACAAAGTACCGCTACCACCTGGGCTCAGTGGCCATTCGCCCCGATCCGGTTCGAGGGCATGATCAAGCATGGCATGGCCACCGCTCTGCGTGCCGCATTCCATAACGGGCAAGCTGCAATTCCGTATTTCGATGACAGCCGCGATATCGCCACGGCCAAAGAATCCGCAAACGTAGTCTGGCTCCCCGGAAGTACTGCTACTGCACTCTCGGGCCCGCCTGACTGGGTGGCATTCGTGCGCCAGTTGGGCAACATCAAGTCGGTACCCACAAAAGGCAGCTATGCCAGTTACAAGATGGCGAACGGCAAGCTGGGGGACGATCTTTTTGATGGAGCATGCGCCAGCGTGTGGGCACTGGTAACGCGCGGTGCGGAGGATGTGCCGACCGTGATCGGGTACCGCACCCAATCTCGCGATCAATTGCTGGGAAACCCGCCATTACTGGAGGCGACGGGATGAATGAGTACGCTCGTGCAACGGGCAGAGAATTACGCTCGCCGGAGGCACTCTCTCACCAAAACGAGGAAAAACAGCGGGCATTGCGACCGCTTAGCGAGTTGGAACAGGCGCATGCCGCGGAAAATCGCAGATTGGTCCGCACCCATATGCCGGAACTGATCCCCGAAATCAGGGAACTGGCGGAACTGGGCTTGATCGATGGCTGGCGGAATGTCATGTCGATAGAAATACTCAAAAAAGGTACGTCATGAATCTTTTGTCCAGACTTTTCCCGCGGCTCGTGAAACAGGATACCGCGCTCCCGCAGGAAACTGCCGCCAACACCTCAACCACAAGTGAGAAAGGCCGGCGCCCTACTCCGGAAGACCAGATCAAATACCTCTATCGGTTGATGTGGGTGGATCCCGATCTGCGCCAGGCGATTCTGGATGTACGGGAGATGGATCGGCTCGATGGTCGCGTAAAGCGCATTCACAGCCGTATCGCACGCGACACGATCAAGGGCGGGCTGATCATGCAGCAGGCGCAATCCAGCGATACGCTGGCGCGGCAATGGGACGATTTCCAACGCCGTCTGCAGCTCAATCGGGTTGAGAAACTGAAATCAGACGCGCGCGGGCTGGTAATGGAGGGGAACCTGCCGATACAGTGGGTGCTGGACACAGAATTTAATGTGGTGGCAGGTGTGCGCATGCCCTCGGAAACGATCCTGCCCAATATCACAGAGGCCGGGCGTTTCAAGGATGTAAAAAAAGCTTACATACAGTTTGATGTTATGACCGGTACCGAACTTGCGGCATTCCCGCTGTGGCAATTGTTTCATGCTCGCTTTGACCCGGACAACTTCGACGACCTAGGCAGCCTTGGCCGCCCCTTCCTCGATGCTACGCGTACCACCTGGCGTAAGCTCAATATGACGGAAGAAGACCTGGTGATTCGGCGCCGCACACGGGCGCCCTTGCGCCTGGGGCACGTGCTGAAAGGCGCGTCTCAAGATGACATCGAGAAGTATCGCGCCCAGGTGGAAAAAGACCAGCACGAAATTACGACCGACTATTACATGAACAAGGAAGGCGGCGTATCAGCGGTACAGGGTGATGCCAACCTCGACCATGTCCGCGATATTGTTCATCTGCTTGATACGTTCTTCGCCGGGTCGCCGCTGCCAAAAGGGATGATGGGTTATACGGACGGCATGGCTCGGGATATCCTCGAGGACCTGAAACGCGACTATTACGACGAGGTGGACGTGCTGCAGGACACGCTTTCTTTTGGCTATGAGGCGGGTTTCCGGCTGCATTTACTGCTGAAGGGCATCAATCCCGATGCCGAGGATTTCACCGTCACTTTTGCCGAGAGGCGCACTGAAACCGCGACGCAAACGACTGATCGTGGCCTCAAGCTGAAAGCCTTGGGGCTACCTCAAGGAATGGTCTGGGAAGAACTGGGGTACGATCCAGCTTATGTCGAGCAACGCCGCGAGTGGGAAGCGAAGAATTATGATCCGTATCCAGAAGCAGGCGGCGGGGCAAATCCTGCGAAAGTCAGCATCACCCCAGGCAATGGGCGTAAAGGTGAGAGTGCGACGGATATTAACAATTGAGTGACGATGCCAAGGTTCAAGCCGCAGTCAAACGCGCAACGCTGCACGCACAGCGCGCAATGAATAAGCTCGATGCGGAAACGCTGAAGGAATTGCAGCAGCTCTATCAGCAGGCCGCCGCCGACCTTGGTCAGCGCATTGCCGCCGCTGGCGGGGGCGATGGCAATGTCGCGCTGACACAGCTGCAGGATGTGCTGGCGCAAATAAATGACAGGCTCAGAGCGTTATCCGCCGCGCGCGATGCCCTGCTGAATAACGGACTAGAGAATGCTGCACGTTTCGGCACGCTACCGTTGACTACTGCCGGTACCGGTGTGCAGTCCAAGGCGTTATTGAGCTCGGCCGCAGCAATGCGCGTTTCCGAGGAGTCGCTGCGCTTCGTGCACGCTTTTGTCGCAGCCGATGGTTTGCAACTTTCAGACAGGATATGGCGGCTGGACCGTCATGCCCGGGATACGGTAACCAATGCCATCGAGATGGCGGTGATCCAGGGCCATGGTGCGGTACAGGCGGCACGTGAATTGCTGATGCGCGGTCAGTCAGTGCCGGGTGAGCTTGCGGATAAAATGAACGCGGCCAGTAGCGCTGGCATCAGCAAGGCCGTGTCGGGTGCGCTGACAGGAAGCGGCAGTCCCATGGATAACGCGATGCGGCTGATGCGCACCGAGATCAACCGTGCGCATGGGGAGGCATATATCGCTGGAGTGCTCGATCATCCTCACGCTGCCGGCGTGCGATTCCTGCTCTCCCCAGCCCATCCGGAGCCGGATATCTGCGATCTGCACGCAACGGCAAATCTCTACGGCTTGGGACCGGGTGTTTATCCGGACCGGGAAACGTGTCCATGGCCGGCACATCCGAATACACTCTCTTACGTCGAAGTGGTTTTTAAAGATGAGATCACTGATGCAGACCGAGCCGGGAAGGAAACCCCCCTGGAAGCGCTGGCCAGGCTGACACCCGAACAACGCAAGGGCGTGCTGGGCGTGAAGAAGGCGGAAGCTTTCGAGAAGAAATAATTCAGTAAAAAACGCATCAAGTAGAAAATCTCTTCTATCCACATTTTCGGTGGATAACTCTGTGGATCACGTCCCGACGGCCAATGTCCTCAAGGCTCAAGCGTGACGAGCGTTTTCTGTACGCCGAAACCCTCCCTGTTTATGTCTTGCGTTATGGCTGAGTATCCCGTTCAGTCCACCGCGGGCAGTCTGAAAAAGGCCTGCTCACCCTCCTTCTGATTGCCTGCGGCATGGACTCTATGAGAGGTCAGCATGCCGCCAAAAATTATCCTATTGTCTGAAAACCGCTCCGGCACAGTGCGATTCCTGTCCGGGCTCCATGTGACGCTGGAGGAAGGAAAAACGACGAGCTGGGTGACGGTGACGCGCACTGGCAATTTCCGCGATCCGCGTTATGGCGAGTTCGAGATCAGCCGCCGCATGTTGGGGCAGATTGTCGAGAACTTCGATAAGCGGGTGTACGGACAGGACATTTTCTATGACGTTGCCCACCGGCCCGATAACGGCGCGGCAGGCAAGGTGCTGCAACTGAAGCTGGAAGGCGACAGGTTGCGGGCACAGGTGGAATGGACGCCTTACGGCATAGAGTCCATCAAGGGCAAGGGCTACGCCTACAGCTCGATCGAATACCACGAGAACTTCCAGGACAACGAGAGCGGGAAACAGCATGGCGCCGTAATGATGGGCGCAGGCCTGGTGACGCGTCCGTGCATCAAGCATCTCGATCCTATCCGGTTATCCGAAACCAGCGGGGACGATGTGCCCACGCTGATTCACCCCGAACTGCAGACCACACTATTACAGGAGATTCACACCATGCATAAGAAATTGTCCGACATGTTGAGCCTTGCGCTTGCCGCCATTGTTGTCTTGTCGGAACCGATGCGCGCCCAGCTGCTCAGTGCATTCGAGGTGGCCGTGCAGCCTATGACCGATGAGGTAAAGGCCAAGCAGCTGATGGATGCCTTTGCCAACTCCGGCAAACAGTTGGGCGAGCAGATTGCTGCCGCCGGCGGCAGCGTTAAAGATATCAAGCTGCTCATCGAGGCGCCGAACCTATCCACGGGGTTAACCGCCGATGATGTAAAAAGACTGATGGCTGAAGAGGCCACGCGTCAAGCCGATGAAACCAAGAAATTGAGCGATAAACGCGATGGCAATATCAAGCTGCTCACCGACACGATCAATTCTGTAACCGCCCTGAGCGACGACAGCAAGAAGGAGCTTATCGCGGCTGCGACTGACCTGGTCACGCCGGAGATGAGTCTTGTTCAGGTGAGAAAATTGGCCGATTTTCAGATTGCACACGGCAATAAGCTGGAGGTCGCCAAGAAGCTCACGGGCATGGGCTTTCAACTCCCCGCCGGCAATGTGCACATCAGTGTGGAATCGGGCAACGAAGTGAAAGCCTTGCAGGAGTCTGTCGATAAGCGCCTCGGTCTGGTGAGCCTGTCCCCCACCCGCCGTTTCTCAAACACAGGCGGCCAATTGCAGACCGCAAACAAGGATTTCGCCGAGAAGGTCCTTCATGAATTCGATGTCGCCAATGCCCGGCAGTTACATACCGAACACAAACACCTGGCGGCGGGAGATGGCCTCGTTTCCGACGTGGCCGTGCCGGCGATATTCGAGCGCACCGTTATCCGCGAGGCGCTCTATAACATGATCGGCCTGCAGTTCGTGAATGTGGGCACCCTGCCCTTTTCGGGCTCAGCGTTGATTCCCTACAGCTACCGCGACACGACTGCCGCCGGAATCAACAGCACTCGGGTGTATGAAGGCGGATCCATTCCGCGCGCCGGGGTAAAGCAAACCAGCGAGACTGCCTACCCTATTCCTCAGAAAATCTCCTTCGAGGTGAGCGACGAACTGCGTTATTTGACCAGCAATGGCCAGCTCGACTGGGATGCCGTATCGGAAAATGCGCGCAATGCTTCGCGCATCATCAGTGAAGACGGCGAACGCCTTATCTTCAACGAAATCCTGAACGCCTCCGATCAGTACGCCTCTACCGACGTGGCCAATGAGGCGGTCGGTACCGGGAATGGCAGCAAGAGCATCTGGCCGTTGGCGCAATTCCCGGTTGTGCGCCCGAAGAAGGTTTATGACCTGCAAGGCAACCAGGTCGGCAGCACTATCTACCCGATCACCATCAAGGTCAACAGCGTCACGCTCAATGAGTATGACTTCACCGGGACCCAGGGCGCAGGCACCTACTGGTGGCTGGACTACAACCTGGGCGAGATCCACTTCGTGAACCAGCTCGGCGCCGTAGCGAACGTGACGAGCACGCATGCCATAGTGGCAAGCTATAGCTACACCACCAATGTGTATAAATTCGACACCGATCAGGGATCCGTGGCAACGGATCTGTTCTGGGACAGCTTTCTCTACCGGTACGGTTTGCGCAAGAACGTGATCGAGTCCGACCGCTACCACATGGCGAATTTCGGCTTGATGAGCGGGACCATCCGCACTCAGATCGAGCAGGCGCGCAGCTTCATCGAATCCGGCAAGCGTACCGGCACCGATCTGGACGGCGAAGGTAACCTGGGAAGGGTCAAGGATGTGCCCAATTTCCGCACCACCGCGCCGGGCCTCGCGATGGGCGATCAACGGATCGTCATCGGCGAGCGTGGGCAAACACGTTACCGGATGATGAAACCCTGGGCCATGGGGCAATTACAGGACCAGCGCGATTCGAACGGACGTTTCACGGGCAAGAAGGAAGCGTATGGCGACCAGTTCGTGGTGCTGCATACGCCGACGCAGCTGAAAGCGGCCTATACCTCGATCGCGCTGTTCAGCACCACAGCTCGGGTATCCCGGTAACAGATAACCAATCAGCATAAGCCCGGCAGCTGCCGGGTTTTTCAGTCAAACAACATGTGAGGCGTGATGAAACTACCCGTACATAACAGCACCGGCATGCCGATTTATGTCGGCGCCGCCATGGTCTTGCCGGGCGAGACCCGGCATTTCGACGAGCATGAAGTACCCAGCCATTTGCGGCCGGAAAAAGCCGCCGCGGAAAATGTCGCTCCGGAGCCGGGGAATCCCCTGGTCGAGCTGCTGCAACTGAAAGTCGACGATGTGAAAGCGGCACTGCCCGCTTTGACCGATACCGAGCTCGAGCTGCTAGGCGAGCTTGAGCAGCTCAGCGGCACACCACGCAAGGGTGTGCTGGGTGCGGTAGCGGAAGAAGTCCTGAAACGCGCAGAGGCTAAACCCTGATGCCGGAAATTATGTCCCGCGCGGAGCTGATCGCGGACCTGTCCGAAAGCCTGCATGACGCATCCAGTATTTTCGCGGCTGAGAATGGCGGGGACTTTCGCCGTCATCTTGACGCCGCCGCGCAGGATATGGGCCGCGTGCGCCCCCGCACGCTGCTGGGAATCATCACATTGGTGGCCGACCAGGAAGCCTATGAAGCGCCGGCGGATATCCAGATTTTCAAATCCGCATTGTGGGGGGTCAGCCGCACGGCCCGCCCGTGGGAAAGATCGTGGACCGGACGCCTGCCCGATGTGCGCCTGGCGATGAACGGCAATACACCGGAGATGCATCTGCTGCCGGCACCCACCGCCCCCCAGATCAGCGTGCTGGGGTCTGCATACAAATTTTATTACTTTGCCGCACATAGCGTTTCCGCCGATGCGGCGCAGACAACCATCGTGCATGGCGATCGCGGTCTGCTGCTGCTGCGGGCCCAGGCGGAGGCCATGCGTGAGCTTGCAGTGCGCAACGTAAGTAAACCGGTGTCGATGCGGGACGGGATCTCGGGCGGCACCCGTAACGGCTCACCCACTTATTTGTTCGAAGCTCTCATGAAAGAGTTCGAATCCAGAATCCAGTAAATACGGAGACACGAAAATGTCTGCATGGACTAATTACGCTGAAAACAAGATCATCGATGCGGTGTTCCGCGGACAAGCATTAGGGGCCCCGGCGACCTGGTATATAGGCCTGGTCAAGACAGACCCGGGCGAAGCGGGCGGCGGCACGGAGGTGAGCGGCGGCAGTTATGCACGCGTATCCGTCGCAGCCAGCCTGGCCAACTGGGCAGGGACACAATCCGCGGGCAGTACGGTCGCGAGCAGCGGAGCGGGTGGAACGACGAGCAACAATGTCCTCATCCAGTATCCGGCACCGACAGCGGACTGGGGGCAGGCCACACACCTAGCGCTTTTCGACGCGCTTACAGGCGGCAATGCGTGGGTCTATTCGCCTCTCACTACTCCGAAGACCATCAATAACGGCGACTCCGCACCCAGTTTTGCAATCAGCGCACTCACCTTCCAAGTCGACAACTGATGGAACTATTCCTGAAGAGAAACCACGGAACGACAGGCTATACAGCGGGCCGGCTGTACCAACTCAATCAATTCGAGTGCTATACGCTGGAAGATCAGGAGCGGCCGCACAAGATTCCCGGTGAAACCGCCATCCCGACCGGGAAATATCAGGTCGTAGTGACTTTCTCCAACCGGTTCCAGAAGCCGCTGCCGCTGCTGCTCGCGGTGCCCGGCTTTTCCGGTGTGCGCATCCACTCCGGCAACACAGCGGCGGATACCGAAGGCTGCATTCTGGTCGGGGCAAACGACGGCAATCCAGGTGATGGATGGCTGGGCCGCTCACGCGAAGCATTCACCGCCCTGTTTGCAAAAATTCAGGCGGCAATCGCTGCCGGCGAGAAGGTGTGGATCACGATTACGTGATGGGTATAGATACCAGCAAACATATCCGGCTAGGGAAAGGGCTCACGGCGGAGTTCATGGAAGGCACCGTGATCCTGATCCGCGTCCATGAAGATCCTGACAAAATCCCCGGCGATATCACTGAAACCGTCATCGCGCACCAGCCTGGGGGAGGCGATTTTCAAATTGCGGATACCGACGACGCGCAGGCGCGGTTCCTCGTGCACGAAGATAAATCCGGCAATCGAGAAAAGAAAGCATACACGGGCGGGATGGGAACGTTCGGGCAGCGCCGAGTCATCAGGCAGTTTCTGGAGCAAATCAATATGGGTGGTAGCAAGGTCAATCGTGCAAAGAACCAAGGGGAAATATAACCATGGCTATCCTCGATGAAATTCTAGCGCTTCCGACGGAACTGCGAGCGGAGCAGGACACACAGAAAATTGCAGACGCACTACCGCTGCGGATAACGCGAGAAAAAACCGAGATCGGGAAAGGCACCCTGCTCGAGGTATTGGGGCAGGATCTCGGAAATCTGCTCTGCGATTTTGTAGACGCTGACGCGGAATTCCGGCACGTCAAGCATCTGCTCGCAAACGGCTGGCTGGACATATCGCTGGATTCCGTTCGCGCCGGACTTGATGCGATTGCTGCGGGCAATGTTATGGCGGGCTTCGCCCAGGCGCATGCAGATGCGATCAAGGTACTGGCGGAGCGCTCCAGTCCGGTGGACGAATTCGAGGTGCGTAAGTTGTGCTGGTCCGACGATGGCCAGTGGCTGGTGTAGGAGATCAGAATGGCGCTCACAAAAACACCGCGAACAATCGTGGCAAATCAATCCTTGGCTGCCGCTGCAGCTCCGCTGCGCGGCGCAATCGATCTTAATGGGGCGCAAGGGCCAAGTCGCCTCACCATCAAAATCGTTAACGGCGGGACAGGGCCGACCACACAATGCACGGCGCGGGTGTTGATAGCGCACAAAACTAGTTTGCCCGCATTAGGGGCCGCAGGAACAGACTGGAAAACCCATTTTCCGCCTGTCGGACCTGGTGTTGCCATTAACGCCGTTGGTGAGTGGTCTTACCCAATCGGGCGGCAGATCATGTGCCTGGAGGTCGAATTTATCGCGCCGACCGGTCAGGCTGTGACAGTTGAGGCATTCCTCTCCGAATACACCAGCGGGGCTTAATTGGAGCGACTTAATTATCAGCCGCTGTACCCCGCCCGGTTAGATAGGTCCCATGATATCGGGGCCAGGACGTACTTTGCGCTCATCGCTGACAAGGCTCCAACCGAGCTTTGTACGGGCACTTTGCCCGGCGGAACCGCAGGCAGCGTGACGGTAACCAAACACGGCAACGGTTTTCTGCCGGCGACTTCGCCCGCAACCTGGGCAGTGGCGATTCCGGAACTTGATACGGTGGCATCGGGAGACTTTACCGTCAACTGGTATGGTGTAGTCCGTACAAACGTACAGGGAATATTGCTCAATTCGGTCGGACCTACCTACGGCTGGTTTTTTTATATCGCCGCAGCGGGAGCAAATGCAATTCAGCTGCAGATGTTTCACAAGTGGCGCGGCTTTGCCATCGCATCTAATGTTTCTACGGTCGATAAAGCATTACATGCGCTGGGCGCCCGATTCGATGCGACCTCGGGGGAGGTGCAGTTTTTTGTGGACGGCGCCCGTGCTGGCGCACCGATATGGTGGGGATCGGAAGGTGGCGCCATCGGGCCCTCACAAACCTTCGGTATGTACGACGATTCCGGGGGCGCCGCACCGCAGCAAATGATTACAGTGCAAGCGGTAAATGGCATGCTTAGCGATGAGCAAATGCGTGCCTGGGCGGAGAATCCGTGGATTGCATTCGAGCCCGAAGATGATGATATCAATAGCACAGCGGCGAGCGCCGACGCTGCTGTGCTTGAGGGAAACGCTCAGGCAACAGCTTCTGCAACCGGCACGCTGGCCACGCAGATCCAGCTCGCGGGTACGGCACAATCCCAAGCTGCGGCATCGGCATCGTTGACAGCTCAAATCAGCCTTTCCGCTGATGCCGTGTCGATCTCAACAGCTAATGGTGTGCTGACAGCGCAGATCAAGCTATCGGCGAGCGCGCTGTCACAGGCAATATCTAGCGCCGCCCTTTCCAGCGGGATCAATCTGTCAGCCTCCGCTGTGGCCGAGGCGTCCGCTGATGGAATGCTGGACACGATCATCCAACTGATCGGTACCGCCGTCGCCACCGCATCAGCCAGTGGTGACCTGAGTACGGGGATATCCGGCGCGCTCGAAGCCCATGCCGTTGCTTCGGCTACCGCATCCGGGAATTTGACTGCGCAGATCCTCCTGGGGGCCATCGCTGTTGCCCAGCCAAGCGCTTCCGTCGACCTGACCAGCAGCATCAACCTTGAGGCTACCACGCGGGCCGTCGCGGTAACCAATGCCGCGCTCAGCGTTTCCATCCAATTAACCGCCACCGCTATTGCGCAGGCTATCGCTACCGGTAGCCTGACGGCACAGATCCAGCTTTCAGGATGTGCAGTCGCCCAAGCACTGGCAACGGCGGCACTGGATGCGCAAGTCGAGCTATCGAGTAACCCGCGCTACATGGCGCACGGGCGCAAGCGCAACGGCGTGTCAGCCGCCAGCCGGCGCGGATATACCGCAGGCATCACCATCCACTAAGGGGCAGCATGTTCGCATCCAAAGACCCGGAAGAAAGCATTGTCCTGACATTCGATTTCTCGGCTGTCGCCGCCACGGTCGCGAATCCACAGATCAGCATCGAGGTCATTTCCGGCGCGGATCCCGATGCGCAAGCCATGCGATCTGGCTCTCCGCAGGTTGACGGCAGCAAGGTGCTACAGCTGGTGGTCGGCGGCGTGGATGGGGTGGATTATCACCTGCGCTGTGAAGGCGAATCCGGTGCTGAGAAACTGGTTATTGGCGTGTCGCTTCGGGTCAGGAAGAGGTAAGCGTTGACATTCACCACTGACTTACCTTAATCTACTCCTGCCCGTGAAAACGGGTGGAGCTCTAAACTCCATTAATGCACAGGCGGACCCTCGCCCCACACCCGTTAGTTGTGGATTTTTTTCGCCCAGAGTTCGCTCCTCCATGGTGAAAAAACGATTTCAATGGCCGGGTGTGAGGCTAATACAAGACCCGTAAGGGGAATACGCCCGCTGCACCCTGTGCGCAGTTTAGAGCCCCCGGCCGCCCTTCGGGGCAATTGACTCTAAATCAAGCTACAGGAGAAACACCATGACTGAAGTTACCCCTTTCCACTGGGGCGAGATCGCCCTTTCCGAAGCCGTTTTCATCGACGGTGCGCCGCACGCAACCAAAACCGCCATCGGCGAGTGGCTTGAATATGCCGACCCGAGAGATGCGGTAAACAAAATTCTGGAGCGAAATTCCTACATCGAAGCGCACTCAACCGCCGTCAAGTTGACGGCAGTTGACGGCAAAAAACGCGACACAACTGTATATCACCCCATCGGTTTTCTGCTGATCGTGATGGAGTCCGGCCAGCCGAAAGCACAGGCGATGAAACAGGCGGTCGCGGAATTCGTCTGGCACTTTGCCGGGCCGCGCCGGATGAGTTTCAAGGAACGGACCGAGTTGCTGAAGCTCTCCCGCGTGTTGCTCAACGATCTGGCGAAAACCCGTGATGCATTCGTGCAGGGCGGGTTGGTCACGCACCTGCGCGAAGTGCACCTGGCGCTGGGGCAACCGCTGCCGAATATCGCCATGCTGGGCAAGGATGCCGCCCAGCTTCCGTTGAAGGGGGTGTGACATGCCCATCACCACCCCCCAACGGGCGCTAGACCTGACCTATGCGCCACTGAGACAGGCCACCCATGCAATGGAATCCCTGATGCAGATGCTCTCAGGGGCAAACAATGATCTCAACCCGGAGAACCTGTACTGGCTGATATTGCCGATACAGGAGGCGGTAACGTCGGCGCTGGATGAACTCACCGCCGGACTGCCGCCCAAGCCTGTCGAATCCGAGAAGCACTAGCAGCAACATTCACACCAAACCCCGCTCCGGCGGGGTTTTTTATTGCGCCGGAATCCTCCCTGTTTCTGGCTTGCCCTTCTGAGTAAATTGGCGCGCAGTGATTCCACCGGCGCGCCATGCATATCCAATTCAAAGTCAGCAGCAAAGAAGCCCAGGCCGCTTTTGCGCTAGCGCCCGAGGCGATGGAGCGCAACCTCGAAGTGTTCCTGTCGCGGGGCGCGCAGGATGTTGCGCGCGATGCACGGTCCCGTGCCCCTAAACTCTTTTCCACGCTGACGAATTCGATCATGGCTGCGCGGGTCGGGCCATTGCACTGGCGCGTTTCGCCTTCCGTAAATTATGCGGTCTACGCAGAGGAAGGCACCGGGCCCGCCGCCGGCCAAGCACGCTATTACCCGAATCCGGATAGCCTGCTGCAGTATCTTCGCCTTGCCCCATCGTACCGGCGTTTCAAGTTGGGCCCGCGAGATAGCCGCAAGCGTGGCGAGCAGGAACTCGATTTGTGGTTCAGGGCGCGTCAAATGGCTTGGGCGATCTACACCAAGGGTACCAAGGCCCAGCCCTTCATGCGCCCGGCGGCTAATGCGATGCAAAGCCGTGTTTTCGCACTGCTGAACGAGGGTGTCGATGCGGGATTGCGCGAGGTATTCGCCGCATGAGCGCGCTCTCTACCAGAATGAATGCCATCCAGGCTGCGCTGGCCGCGATGGTTCCCGCACGCATCGTGACCCGCAGTTTGAAGGATTTCGCATCCCGGCCATTGAGCGAACTGAAAGAGGGAATCTATACCGTGCTGTCGGCCAGCGAAGGTGGTTACAGCCACTACCTGGGCGGCATGACGCGCGACGGCGAACATCGGGTGCTGGTGGTCGGGCAGATCGCGGTTGCGGAAACCTCGGAGCCTTCGGCAACCGAAGACGCGGAAGGCTTGATGATCGATGAAATCAAGGCGTTTACCCGCGCGCTGCCGCCTGAATTGGGATCGTTGACATTGACCGATTGGCGGCAGAGCCAGCAGCTCGACCATCCCTATGGCTGGGTCACCTTTGATATGACATTGAGGGAAGGCTAGCCATGAAGTGGCGCGGGCTGATCATGGACCCCTGCACTGGCCACGTTTCGCACACGAAACTGTGGGCGAACGTGGCATACCTGACGGCGACCGGTGCATTCTGCGTTGCAGCCTGGCAGGGAACGCTGACGCCCGATGTCTGGCTCATCTACCTGGGCGTAGTCGGGGCGCATACCGCTGCTTCAAAGCTGATCGGGCTGAAATATGCGGCACCTGTGCTATCACCCTCGGCGCCGGTTTCGCCCGATCCGGAAACCACACCCGCAACAGGGGTAAATTAACCGATGGATATCGTTATATCGCTGATCGTGCGCATCGTTTTGCCGCTGCTGGTGGTGCTGGTGCTGTGCGTCTGGAGCTATAGCACAGGCGTATCGCACGAATCGAACAAGCGCGATGCGCATGAGCTCATCTTGCGGGAAAAGGCGGACGACGCTTATGACGCTGCCGCCCAAGCGGCGCGCAACCATGCTATTGCATCGATCGAATGGAAGCGCAAAGCCGAGAGTTTTTACCGCAAATGGCAGGAGAAACTGAACAATGTCGACGATACCCGCTTATCCGAATGCATCACGCCAGGGACTCCGGCGAAAGATGAGAATCCCGCTCCTGCTGGTTGCCTGCTTAGCCCTGCTTGGGTCGGGCTGTACAACGACGCCTGGCACCCGGACGGCTTGCCCGCCGATTCCGGCGGAGCTGCTGCAATATCCGGCGGAACCGCTGCAGCTACGCCCCGCGAAGCGCTTGTCAACGTCCGCGCCAACGCCGGACTCTGCGCCGACGACCGGCAGCGGCAGCGGGAACTGATCGACTATCTGCATGAGCTCGAGGCTGGCCGTGCCCGACCGACTGATTAGGGTGGTATCTATGTGGGGAGATTCGCTGCTGCTGGCTGCGCTGGCGTTTTTTGGCGCGTCGTTTGCCGGGTTGGCGACGCAACTGCGCTCGGGCAACGCGCTCACCCGCCGCGCGGTGGCATCGGCAATGCTCAACAGCGGCCTCATCGGTTCGATCATCGCGCTGCTGGGCTATCGCACCTTCGCCGAGGATCTGCCCTACCTCATGGGCATGTCGCTGCTCGCAGGCATCGGCGGCGCAACAATTCTTGATTTCGCCCTGCTGCTGCTCAAGCGGCGCATGGGCATCATCATCCGCATCGAACAAGATAAAGGAGAGTAAACAGCATGGCTCGATACGCCCGTAACTCAATCATACTCGCCAAGATCGAGACGACGCCGGGGGTAGATGCCGTCCCGACCGGCGCTGCCAATGCGATTCTGGTAAGCAACCTGAGCATCAATCCGCTCAACGCCAACAATGTGCCGCGTGACCTGATCCGGCCTTATTTTGGCGGCTCCGAGCAGCTGGTGGGCTCCGCCAGCGTGGAAGTGCAATTCGACGTGGAAATATCGGGTTCGGGCACGGCGGGCACCGCCCCGGCATGGGGGCCGCTGCTGCGCGCCAGTGCCTTCCTGGAAACCGAAACCGCTGCGGCACGGGTGGAATACACCCCTATCACCGTCAACCAGGAGTCTCTCACGGTCTATTATCATGATGACGGCGTGCTGCATAAGCTGCTCATGGCGAAGGGAGATTTCACCATGAAGATGGGCATTGGCGAGCGCCCGGTATTCTCGTTCAAGTTCACGGGACTGGACGGCGGCGTAACCGCCGTATCCAACCCCTCCCCCACTCTCACGCCTTTCAAGAAGCCGCTGGTGATCACCGACCCGAATACGGGCGATATCCTGCTCGGGTGCACATACGCGACGGGCGCGCTGACGGGAGGATCATCCTTTCCCTCGCGCGGGCTGGAAATCACCATGGGCAACGCAGTGGTGTATACGCCGCTGCTCGGGGGCGAATCTATCGATATCACCAACCGCGAGCCGTCAGGCAAGGCGCAATTCGACCTCAGCGCCGCGGAAGAGGTTACGTTCATGGGCGACATCAAGACAAACAATACCCAGAGCATCGGCTTCATCCACGGGACCACGGCAGGCAACAAGATACTGGTGCACGCCCCTGTGTGCCAGCTCATCAACCCCAGCAAGCAGGAGCTGAACGGCCGGCGGCTGTTCGGCTGCGACCTGCGCATCATGCCCTCTGCCGGTAATGACGATTTGCGCATCGTAACGTTTTAAAGGAAAACCATGACTCAACCGAAACTGAAGATCACCCCGAACCCCACCTTCCAGGGCGAGGTGCCCATCGGCGGCCATGGCGAGGCCGAACCGCTCGTATTGCAGATAACATTCCGGCACATGGGCAAGAAGGCCGCGCGTGCATGGCTTGTCGGGATGGAGGGCAGCGAGCGCCCGGCCGCGGACACCCTGCTTGAGATTGTGAGCGGCGTGCAGGATGAATCCGGCGTCGAGATTCCCGCTTCAGCTGCGGTGTTCGAAGAATTGATGGATAACTATCCGCAGCCTTTCGCCGATATTGTCACCGCCTGGAGCGATTTTCTTACCGGGGCTCGCCAAAAAAACTGATCGAGGCCGCCCGCTGGCTGGTCCGTGGTCCGGATGGCCAGATGCCAAACGATGATGCGCTTACCGCGTTCGGGCTACGCTGGGCGGGAGATGTGCCGGATTGCGATTGCGCAGTCTGGCAGGATAACTGGGCAGCGGTCATTGTGTTCAAGCACATGATGACGCAATGGACCATGAGCTTCAGCGGCCCGGTAGGCCTGCGGTATGAAGCACTGCCGGTAGTGCTGCGGCTGCTGGAAGTGCCGCGCAAGGAATGGGCCGATCTTTTTCCGGATTTACGCTTAATGGAAAGCGCGGCGCTGGAGTGCATGCATGAGGATAAATAACATGAATTTTGGGGAAGCGCTCGAGGCATTGAAACTGGGACAGAAGGTTGCCCGAGAAGGCTGGAATGGGAAAGGGATGTTCCTGTTCCTGGTGCCCGGCAGCGTTTTCAACGTAAGCCGGCCACCGTTGCTGGGCATTTATCCGGCGGGTACGGAGATCAGATATCGCCCGCATGTCGATATGAAAACCGCCCAGGGTGACGTGGTGCCCTGGCTGTGCTCGCAAACCGATATGCTGGCTGAAGACTGGGGCATCGTGCATTGAGCGATAAGAAAAATATCGATGTCGATATCACAGCCGATACGTCCGGCTATCGCAAGAGCGCGGATGAGGCCAAGAAGATCACGCAGGATCTGCAAAATGACTTTGATAAAGCCGCCAAGGAAATCAACTCAAAGCGTCTTGCCCCCGAGTTAAGTACGGTAGCCAAAGAGGCCGATCAGGCGGGTACTGCTGTATCGACGATGTCTTCCCGCATGGCAATCGCAGGCAGGCTTGCGGCCACAGCCGCAACGGTCGTGGGTTCCGGCTTCGTTGTAGCGGGGGCCGGGGCACTTATGCTGGCAAAGAATGTGGCTACCACCGCTGACGAGATGGCCGTCTTATCCAAGAAGACCGGGCTATCGGCTGAAGATCTGGGTGCATGGAGATTGGCCACGGCACAGAGCAGCACCAACCTGGAGGGGTTGGCGGGTGGCCTCAAGAACATAGCCAAGTACATGGTCGAGCATGAGGATAACCTGCGCAAGCTGGGTATCACGGCGAAGACTTCCGAGGGAGTGCTGATCCAGCTTGCCGGCGTGCTCTCCAGCATGCCGGACGATGACCCGCGCAAGATGGCATTGGCCAATGAAATACTGGGCAAGTCTTACCAGGGCATGATGCCGCTATTGGCTGAGGGTGAAGACAATTTGCGCAAACTGCTGGAGCGGGGGCGCGAACTGAACCCGGTCACGAACGAAATGGCCAAGGAGGCCAATTACTTCAGCGGCCAGCTCGCGGAGCTGAATCTGGTGTCGAGCGGGCTGGGGGCGTCGCTGGCCAGCAAGCTGCTGCCGCATCTGAACGATATCCTTTCTTCTATGCGGGCCTCGGCCCGGGAAAGCGGGATATTGAGCGCGATATGGGCCGGCATGAGCGGGCTGGCCGCGCATGCGTTTGGTACTGATGATATTTCGAAAGCCAGGGACCGCCTGAAGGAGGTCAAGAGCGAACTGCTGCAGATCAACGCCTTCCTCAGCGGGGATAACGCAACGGCGGCCCATACCAGGGCGCTTATACCGCGCCTGAAAGAGCTGGGTATCGAGAAAGCCGATCTCGAACGCAGGCTGAATCCAGTGGCGCCCGAAACCACGCGCCGGGCCGCCCCCAGCGATGGCGTGCTGAAAACTATCCTCAACCCGGACAGATCCACCCGTGCCGCAACCGGCGGCAGGAGTGCCGGCAAAAGCGCCGGGGACAGCGCCTATCTTGACGAAATCAAGGATATGGCGGAGCTGATCAAGGAAGTGAGCAAGCTCACTGAGGGCGAGAAAAGCCATATTCAGGTTTTGCAGGACAAGGTTAATGCCTACAGCTCGCTTGATCCCGCTGTAAAAAAATACCTGCAGGACACCATCGACCAGGCGACCCAGACGGAACGCCTGAAGGTGTTTGAGGATGCCTCGAAAAAACTCCTCGAGGAAAACAAGAACCTGAACGTGGGACTGATCGAGTCCGACCGGGAACGGGTGATTGCGCAGCTCGAGCTGGAACATCAGCGCTCGACCGAGCGGATCAATGGCCTGAAGATCGAAAGCCAGCAGGTTAAGGCGTTGATCGATCAGGAGACCGCAAACTATCAGCTGAGGATCAAGGAAACGGAACAGGAGCTGAACAAGACGGACAAGCTAAGCAAACGCATGGGCTTGTCGTTTTCCAGCGCTTTCGAGGATGCTGCCATTAGCGGGCGGAAGTTCAGCGATGTGCTGAAAGGGCTGGGGGATGACGTCGCCCGGCTGGGTCTGCGCTTCATGACAGAAAAACTGATGGGCGCGCTGGAAGGCGGCAGTATCTTCCCCGGCATCCTCAAGGGAATAGGCGGTTTGTTTGGGTCGCTCGGCGGGCTTGGCGCCGGGGTTGGGGCAGGTGCCGGAACAGGAATTACCAGTGGCGGGCTCACCGGCTTTGCCGCCAAGGGGGCTTGGTTCGATGGCCCGGCGAGCTATTTCGCCAATGGCGGCGTTTTCGACCAGCCGACAGCATTCCGCTTTGCCGATGGCGGCGCTTTCCGCAGCGGAATCATGGGCGAGGCAGGCCCCGAGGCGATCATGCCGCTCCGGCGCGATGCATCCGGCAGGCTGGGCGTGGCGGCCAACGCTAGCGCGGCCAAGCCCGTGACGGTGAATTACGCGCCGACGATACAGGTCGATGCGCGGACCGACCGGGCGGAAGTGTATGCGATTGTGAGCAAGGCGGTGCGGCAGGGGAATGCCGACCTGGTGGACAAGCTTTCGCGGCAGGGAATGATCTGATGGCGATCATTACGTTTCCGGATACGCTGGGCGTGGAAAGTGCTCCCTGGGGGCAACAACGTAATGACATCTCCTTTCGTTCCGCGTTCGGTGCGCAGGGGGTGGAAATAGCGCTGCCGCTTTGGGTGGCGACACTCCAGGCCCCGCCCGATCTGGAGCGGCGCAGCGGAGGATGGAAGGTGCTTGGCTTGCAGTTGCGCGGGCAGACGAACCAACTCGCCTTGTGGGATCTGGCTCGGCCGGTTCCACTCGGCACGATGCGCGGCAGCATGACGCTGAATGCCTCCGCAGCGCAGGGTGCAACCACTTTATCCATCGTCGCCAGCGGAGAAGCGGGCAAGACGCTTCTGAAGGCCGATTATCTTGGCCTTGGCAGCGGGCTGACTCAGCAAGTCATCATGGTTATGTCCGATGCGACCAGCGACAGCTCTGGCGTGATATCGGTAACGGTCGAACCGGGATTGCGCAATGCGTTTTCGGCAGGCGCTGCGGTGACGTGGAACAAGCCGAAGACGCTATTCCGCAGGGTGAATTCAAAATTTGGCTGGGAGTATCGTGCTGCGAGGGCTGAAGGATTTAGCCTCGATCTGATAGAGGACTGGCGGATATGACTGCCTGGTATGTCAGGCCGGATACCTCGCATAGCGCGACGCGCAACGGGACAGAGTACGATAAAGCCTGGGGCGGCTGGGCTGCAATCGTCTGGGGTGGCGCCGGCGTCAAGGCGGGGGATACGCTATATGTTTGCGGCGCGCATGTGCAAAGCGCAATCATCGCCCCTGGAGCGCATGGCGCTACAGTAAACAGTCGGGTGACGATCAGAGGAGATTACGAACTTTCGCCCGGAATAGTGCTTTTCGAGAATGGCACATACTACCTAAACGTCAATCGCAACTATACGACAATCACCAACCTTCCAGTTAAAGCCGGAAATTACGCTTGCATCGTTCTCGGAGGCGCGCCATTAACGGGTGTCCATATTCGTAATAATGAACTGAGCGCTGGTGGGGCAATAACGGCAGGCTCATTGCTTCGGTTTCAAGCCTTTGCTGGCTGGTCTTATATCGATTGCATAATCGACGGAAATGCTTTTTCCGGTGGAGCTGGATCGGTTGGCGGTTCGGCAATCCAGTGGTATGCAACCGCAGCGGCATCAGTGACAAGCCTATCCAACCTGCAAATCAGCAACAACGCGTTTACTAATTGCACAGGTGGCCGCGCAGTAGTCCAACTCGAAGCGCTCAATAATGTGGGCGCAGGCACAACGATGGCGGACATCACGGTAGCAGGCAATACATTTACCGATTGCAGTGCAGTAATGATTGATATTTACGGATCAGACAAAATGCCGGGCGCTTATGGCAGGAATACCGGCATCAAAGTTATCGATAACATAATCCGCAACCAAACAGAGGCGGGCGGCTTCGGCGGCGGAATCGTTCTCGGCGGCTTCGGCCCGTCACTAACAAGCGGCTTTGGCTCTAATATCGTTGCACGCAATAAGGCGTATGAGCTTAACGGTATCAGCGGATTCGTGAATCTGTTTTATGGCACATACCGCATATTCAAAAACTTCGCGGACGGCATTTCCACAGCAACGATCGACGGCAACGGCATTCTATTCGACCACGGTTGCGACAACTGCGAGGCATTTGGCAACGAGTTTCATAATATTCGCGGCACGGGGGCTGATAACTATTACAGCGGTGGCTTTGGAATACTTGTGCTTGATGCGACGAACTGCAAAGCCTATGGCAACGTAATAGATGGTTGCGTTACCGGGGTCGCGTTCGGCAACATCGGTCCCGGTCAGTCTTCCGACATATTCAACAATACTTTCCGCAACTGCTCCCAATCCGGTGCTTACGTTGGCGCCGCTGACCTAACAAGTAATCTGGTGCGTAATAACGTCTTCACGGCGGCGCGAGGCGCAATTCCGGCAGTGAAGAATTTCGCGGGCATTTGGAAAGGCGAATCCCGCAACTGCTTCCACGGTTTTAGTGGGGCCTCCGGCCACACCCTGCATACCAGCACGGTAACTCTTGACCCTGGGCTCGACGACAATTACCGCCCCCGCACGCCTTATATCAAAGTCGGCGGGACGTATCTCGGCGAGAGCGATTTCTACGGGAACCAGTTTTCGGACCCCGCCCCCATGGGCGCGGTCAACGATGAAGCAGTCATCGCGCTATCGGAGCCACAGCAAACGGAGTTGCAAAAAGCCGTTGCCCGGCCGGTCTACTTCGTGCAGCTCGAATTCGCCAGCTCAACTCAATACGTTTGTACTTCGAACCAGACGATAACCTGGGGCGGCCGAGACTGGCTCGGTTTCGGCATGGTCGGCGGCATCAGCCCGGTTGAGGAATCGGAAGGCGTTGAGTCCCGGGCGCTTACCTTTGCGCTGAACGTAGCGGATCAGTCTGTCCTGGCGCTGGCTGTGGGAAACGTCGAGGAGTATCGGGGCAAAATTGCGAAGATGTATTTCAGCCCGTTGAATGAAGCATTCCAGCTCGCCGGGACACCTCAGCTCTGCTGGCGCGGTTTGATGGATCTGATGGTTGTGGGCATCGAGGGCGAAGAGGGGCAGATTACGCTGAAGTGCGAAACCTCAGCCTATGGACTGAAGCGGCAACCTGCGTTGAGGCTGAACTCGGCGCAGCACAAGAAGAACTACCCGAACGATACCGGGTTGGACGGCTTAACCGGGCTGATCGCTAATCCGGTTGTGTGGCTGAGCAAGAAATTCCAACGCAGCATCAATTAGCGCCGGCTTTATAATCGACTCATCCATTACAGGAGGGTGAGCGATGAAAATGATTGCGGTGTTGGCGGTGGTAGTGTTGGCGGGGTGTACAACTGCGCCATTTAGGGTATTTCTCGGTGAATACAAGAAGGATGGCGCTACCGAGCAGCTGGTGAGTGAGGACCGAGATGCTTGTTCAAAAGAGGCTTGGGAAGTTTTTAATAACACGGCGGCAAGAGGCCAGGTCGCCAGCTATTTTATGCAACGGCATATGTACGAGTGCATGAAGAAACGAGGATATGAATCTACCGACGTACATCCAGACGCATATAAACAAACCCTTTAAATGGGGGGAAAACGATTGTTGTATTTTTGCTATCGGATGGCTGGAATTACAGACCGGGCGTGATTATCTCGCCAAACATGGGCCGTGGCGCACCGCTGGGGAAGCAAAGCGAAAGCTGAGAACCCTCGGCGGTTTATTTCATTTATTCCAAGAAAACCTGGTTCAAATCAACCCGGGTATGGCACACGACGGCGACCTGACTATTTATCAGGATGCCGCGCACATTTTTACCGGCAGGCACATCGTTTCAGTAGGCGAGGAAGGATTAGTCTTTACCGATAGGACCGTTGCGACGGAGGCCTGGACATGCCGCCAGTAATCTTCGCCGCGGCGGCTTGGTTTGCAGCTGCTACCGCATTCGAAATAGCTGTGATGGCCATTTCGGTTTCGTTAACTATCGGCACCACCGTTTTCGGCGCAGTCCAGCAACAAGCCGCAGCCAAGAAAGCCAAACGCGCCGCAGCCCGCGCGCGCGAAGATTTCCTCAACAGCTTGCAAGAGCGCACGGTAACCCGCATTGCCACTTATGCGCCCCATCGGTACATATACGGACGGGACAAGGTAGGCTCGGACGTAGTGGAAGTGCTGATAAGCGGCGCGAATGATGAATACAAGCATCTCATTTGTATTCATGCCGCCCATGAATGTGATGCGATTGAAGAGGTATATGTCGATGGCAAAGCGCTGGGCCCGCTCGACGATGAAGGCTTTGTCACCGAAGGCGATTATTTCATCTCCGTTCGCACGGAAAATGTCAGCGAGACTTTCGCCACATCGCCTTTCACGATGTCGCATACGCCATCAAGCGCTGTCCGCGTTATCGCGAGCGGCAGGATCATGTCTGCCGGCGGGCAACCGCTTGCCTACCCGCCCAGAGGCGGCGAGGTCAGCTTTACTCGTGTCGGCAATACGCTTACGGTAACGAGCGCGCCGGCGTCACCGGTACCGGGCACCTGGCTACAGGTGACAGGCTACACGGTGACCTACCAGCACCAGATCAACTCGTCTCAAGTCAGAGTCAGGAAGCACTTGGGCATTCCGGGAGATCCCGCCGACGCCTCCCTGCTCGCCGAGTGCGGGGAAAAGTGGAAAGCGACTGCCACCCTGACCGGATTTTGTTACACGGTTATCCGGCTGGATCTGCGCCAGCCTGCCTTCCAGGGCGGTTTGCCGAACGTGGAAGTGCTGGTCAGGGGCAAGAAACTCTATGACCCTCGCACTGGCTTAACGGTATGGAGCGAGAACCCGCCGCTCTGTATATACGACTACCTCACATCCGAGATCTGCGGCGTGCCCGCATCCGATCTGCCGGTGGCGCATTACATCACTGCCGCCAATGCCTGCGACGAGGAGCAATCCTTCGGCAAGCTCTACACCTGCAATGGGGCGGTAACAGCGGACGAAGATCAGGCCAAGATTCTAGAGGCCATGGCTGATTCCATGGCGGGCGGCATCGTCGCCATGACTTGGGAAATCTTTGCCGGCAAGTACATTGCGCCGATAGCCGCGCTGCAACAGACAGATATTGTCGGGGCACTGGCGGTGACGCCAGGCATATCCGACGCGGATATCATAAATGGCACGCGCGGGCAATTTGTCTCTGCTGAGAACGATTATGTTCCTACCGATTATGCGCCGTATCAGAACTCCGCCTATCTCGCTGCCGATGGCCGGGAGAAATGGGGGGATATAACCTATCCCTTCACGAACACGACTCAACGAGTGCATAACCTGGCACGAATCGAGACGGAGGATCAACGTAATGGCTTTACGGTAAAAGCCGAGTTTTCGCTCAAAGCCTGGGACTTGCGCATCGGCGACCGGGTGACGCTGACCAGCGCTTTTCTCGGGCAGACGGACAAGGTCTACCGGATAAGCGATAAGAAATATGCGCCCGATTCAGCTATCGAGCTGACACTGAAAGAGGATGCGGCCAGCATCTGGGATGTTGCCGACACGATAACGCTCGACGATACGCCAAATACCAATCTGCCCAACCCATTCCATATCGCCCCACTGGGTTACGTCACGCTCGACTCCGGTACAGGCGCGTTGATCACTCAGCAGGACGGCACCATCGTCTCCCGCATCAAGGCGACATGGGAGGCTGCGACCGGCGATGTGGCGTCGAGCGGCTTTATCGAGATCGAGTGGCAGGATCAGCGAGACATTGCATGGCGCAAGACTTCAACTACCGGCAGCGAGACGAGTACTTATCTCTCACCAGTAGAAGATAGCGCCTGGTATGTGGTGCGGGCACGGGCGGTCAATCCATATTTGAACGTCAGATCCGACTGGACTTATGGTGATCTGCATAAAGTGGTCGGCAAGTCCGAGCCACCAGGCGACATAACCGATCTGGCTATCGATGGATCCATTCTGTCATGGACAGTGGTAACCGATCTGGATCTGGATGGCTACATTTTCCGTTTCCACTACGGCGCGAATACCGACTGGGGAACCGCTGCACCACTACACAAGGGGGTAGCTACATCCTCGCCTTTCGACCTGATCACCCTGCCCTATGGCGCGGTCACGATCCTCGGCAAGGCGCTGGATACGTCCGGAAACGAATCGCTAAACGCTGCCTTGATTTTTACTAACTTGGGTGATGCCCCGGTTGCGAACGTGGTGGCGAGCACTGCTTTTGAACCGACTTTTGCCGGCACGCTGGAAAACTGCACCGTGATTGGCGGGGAACTGGTGGCGGATTCTACAAGCTCATTCTATGGGGATCCTGCTGCCCTGTTTTATGGGCCTCCGGATGATCCCGTTTATAAGGCGGACAGCTATGCAAAGATGATCTACACGACCAATGCCGTGACTGTGTCGAGTGTGTTGGCCGGATCCGCGATCACGCTCTCTCTCACAACCCAGGGCAATAATTTGATTGCGGAATACAAAGCCGGCACTGGCGCATGGCTGCCGTGGCCGGGGCAAATCACGGCTCAGGCCGACAATTACCAGTTCCGCGTGACCGTCGGCTACGGCGCGACGCAGGGCAAGATCATTTATATGGCAATGGTAATCGACGCGCCAGACATCGAGGAGCGTATCTCCGATTTGACCGTTAGTTCGAGTGGCACCGCCATCCCCTATAGCAAGGATTTCACTGCAATTCAGGTGATAAATGTAACGCTACAAGAGAACGGCAGCGGCGGTGTATCAGCTAAGACTGATAAGACTTTACCGCTCGCTCCAAGCATCAAGGTTTACAACTCCGCTGGGGCGGCGGTATCGGGGGCAAAAGTGGACATAATTTTGCAGGGGTATTAAATGACGGCATTAGCTAATCGCGCTTACGTAGCTATAGGCACTACCTACGGCAACCTGGACATCGGCCTGCTCGCGATGTTCGACGTACTCAACGAAATCACGGAAAAAGCGGAACTCGATATCGCGGGGGCTTCTACTTGCGATATCGGTGCCATGGCTTCGCGCAAGCTGAAAATTACAGGTTCAGGCTGGACGATTACTTCTTTCGGGACAACCTACACCGGGCCTATCCTGATCCGTGTGGCCGGCAGCGGAACGATTAAACAAAACGCGACCACGCTACTTTGTCCGGGCAACGCCGATCTCGTCTTGGTGGCTGGTGATGTGCTGATGGCCTGGCCGAAAACGACGACAAGCGGAACGTCAAACGGCTGGCAAATCGTCCGGCTGGCACGTGGAACAAATACATTGACGATTGCGGAAGGTGGAACAGGAGCGGGTACCGCCGCAGCCGCGTTTGCTGCGATCAAACAGGCAGCGACGGAGTCTGCGACGGGCGTGATGCAGCTTGCAACTACCGCCGAAGTGCTGGCGGGCGTTGTTGCAAACAAGGTTGTAACGCCAGCGGGGCTGAATTGGCCGCGGGCTTTTTCAACGAATGGCTATCAGAAATTGCCGGGAACCCCTGGATTGATTATTCAGTGGGGGCAGAGTGCCGATCAAGGCAACATTGGCAATTCTTCCGTCTTGCTGAAATTGACTTTCCCAATTGCCTTCCCTGGAGCGGTCCTGAGCGTGGTTCCTTTTATTTCCACGTCCGGCGCGGTGAATATGCAGTCCACGGTCAATTGGAAATTGTCAGAGACGACACTATCCCAGGCGGCTTTTTTGTATGACGAATACACGGATCTTGCCCAATCCAGTTTTTATGTGAATTATTTTGCCATAGGGTATTGAGATGAGATACGCGACTTTCGACAGCGGTGGTGTGCTGAATGCCCGCTATGACTCAAAGATCAATCCAGATATCCCATCCGGCGCGATGGAGATTACGGACGAGATTTTTTTTCGTACGCTCAATGAGCAGGACGGGATCTGGAAGCTTGTGAATGGCTTTGTAGTCAAAACCGCCTTTCCTGCGCCTGTGCCGTATGTGCCCGAGAAAATAACGATGCGCCAAGCCCGCCTCGCGTTGCTTCAGTCCAACTTGCTCGGCCAGGTAGATGCGCTGATCGCTACCATGCCAAGCTCAAGTCGTATCGAATGGGAGTTTGCCGCGACCGTTGAGCGGGCACATCCGCTTGTGGCCGCGCTCGCGTCGGAGCTGCCGCTGACTGCTCAGCAGCTGGACAATCTGTTTACGCTGGCGAATACGCTATGAGTTATCGCCCTCAAAGGGAGGCCACCTAATGGTGAAGTCGAAACTAGCGGAGGTCCGCGACCAGTTGGCGCATGCGTCGGCTGCGGTCGCGCTGATGTACCTTTTCCTGCATTTTCCTATCCTGATGCTGGCTGTGGTGGTGATGACCGTCGCTCTTATCCGGGAGTTGAACCAGCATGAGTGGCGGGATTTCGGCATGCTGGACATGATCTTCTGGGCGGTGGGCTGCGCCCTCTTCATCGCCGCTTTTTACACGGTGGGCATTCCCGACCCGCTATCGATATTTCTCAGCATCCGGCAGTGGGTATGACCCGGCCGGGTTTTATTTCAACCACAACAGGAGACGTACCCATGGATGTAAACCAGATCAAGACGCAAATCGAGGAACTGAAAAAGACCCTGAAGAACGCCCTAACCGAGGCCGAAAACCTCAACGCCAGAGCTGATGCCGTGGTGGACAAGGGGCTGGATGCGATAGAACAATCGAAGTACTCCGCGCCGATTGTGGCCGGCTTCTCGGCATTCATGCTGGGGATGGGAGGGTTGATAGGCTATGCAGCAAGGGCGTTTGTGGGGTAAGCCGCCTGGTGAACTTTCCGGGAAACCGGAAAGTTCGGAGGTCATTTAATCAGCTTGCCAGCTTATCTTTTTTTGATTGCGCCAGCGCATCGCCAATTGATTTGTATGCCGTCCTCTGCTCCGCGGCCATATGGCGGAAATTTTCCACGAGGACATGCTCTTCCGGGGTAAGTAGTATGGTTTCTTCCGGCCAGTCGAAAATCTTGTGATCCTTTGTTACCGGAACATCCTGATGCAATAGGGGCGGATTCGAATGCAGCAGCTTGTACGTGCCAATATTGCCGCGTGACAGATCAGTCAATGTCTGCGAGTACGCGTTAATGATAAACACCTCGCAGGCGGGGATTTCCGCCCTCACCCGGTTCAATGTTTTTCTGCCGCATCTACCCGCCAATATTTCTACAACCGAATAGCTGATCCATTCTTCCTTGACCTTGTATTGCGCCGGCATGGTCAGCACCAAAGCCAGGCGTTTCTGGTCCGTGACGAGATATACCGTCCAGCTTTTCTCATCGAATAGCGAATCGAGGTACTCCACGCATTCTTCATCGTCTGGAAACTTGTGGACGTTGTAGGGCTCTCCCCGCCCATCCAATAGCCATGTGATGTTGACATTTTCATGGCGGCTGATGGCATTCAAGGTTTCGGATGTTGGAACTGTGCCGCTGAACATATTGCCAACGGTTCCCCGACCTATGCCAAGCGTGGTTCCCCAGGGGTGTTTATCTCTGTCGGCGAGTACCGCCGTAAGTCTGTCGATAAATGAATTCAATTTTTCTTGTATTATGCCGTTGACTATTCCATAAAACTGGAATAACATTAATTCCTATTCATATATATAGATTCTAAACATGAGCCCAGGCAATAGCAAACCAAGCAAGGATGGTCCTCTGATCGTGCATTTTTTGGGCGAAGACAAGGAACGTCTGAGAAGGCTCGCTGCTCGTGAACACCGAAGCCTCAGCAATATGGCGGCGAAACTGCTGCGGGATGGAATGGATAGGTTGGAGCAGGAATCAGATCGGCCTGAACAGACCGATTAGACGACTGGCAGGTCATCGTACAGCCGCTTGATGAAAACAACAGGGAGATAACATGAAATCAATACTCGAATTACAGATAGCGGTAATGAACGGTGACAAATCCGGCGTGCATACCGTGCTGGGTGAGATCGACCGCCGTACCGAAAATGAAATGTTCCTAAGAGCCGGAGAACATTTTGGATTTGCAACGACGGAATGTGGCGGACGAAGGATCACCTTTCTCCCCCTACTAGGGGTTGTTTTCGGGTACTCAGACCCATCTGGGCTGCGAAAACTGGTCGATAGATACGACCTGGAGGCATATCAAATAGGAGCTTACGGACAAAATGTCCGTCACATCCTGATTGAGGCATTTGGGATTCATAAAAAATCGGCCCACGCTACTTTTGTGACGTGGCAAACCTTCCTCGTCGCCGGCATGGTCTCCACAACCGCAGCTGCCGACGCCATCAAACTGTATCTCCTGCAAGCAGAAAAAGCGGCTCGGGTTGCCGCCGGAACGCTCGAAGTCAAGCGTGACCAGTCGCGCTTCGACTCAGCCGCAAAAGTGGTGAACCTGATTTCCAAGGCCGAGCGCATCAAGGATCAAAAGCTCCGCGAATTCGCCCTTCGCCACATCGACGATCTGCTGGATGGCGCCCTGGAATTAGGTAAGCAGGGAGATTTATTCAGCTAAAAAATTGGCCTACCACACGCGCCAACGTGTGATAGGCCTCTGCGGGGTGCTGCTTTCGCAAGCCATAGTGTCCCCGCAATAACCAAAAAATAATAGGTTAATTTTCAAGAGGGGTACACATGGGGCGTTCTATTCCCAAGAACGTGCAGGACGCGTTCTATCGGGTGATCCACGACTATCCGGAAGGGGTCGAGGCACTCGCAAACAAGATGGGCATCCCGACCGGGACACTCTACAACAAAGCCAACACCAACGAAAGCAGCCATCACAAGCCAACTCTGGCTGACGCTGTGGTGGCAACCGTGATCAGCGGCGACAAGCGCATTCTGCATGCGTTCGCCGCCACGGTAGGGGAGGCCTGCTATTCACTGCCGGACCTTTCCAACCTCTCCACGACCGCTCTTGTTTCCCACATTACCCGCACCGAAGCTGTCAGCGGCGATTTCTACCGGGCCATCCACCAGGCGCTGGAAACAGACGGCCTGATCAGCTCCAACGAATTCGAGGTTATCAAACGCCAGGCTTACGGATGGATATCCGTGATCCTGGAAGGCCTAGAGCGGATGAAGGAGATGTCGCAGTGAGCGCCAACCCTGTACCCGCCTCGCTGGCGAAGCATGGACTGCTGACTATCGAGGACAACCTTCAGCCGGGGCAGCAGGTGAGCTTTGGCCGGATGTTCTGCCTGATCTTTCGCAGCGAGCTGGAAGCACGCATTTTCCAGAAGAAAAAGACATGTGCCGCCAACCCCGGCAGCAGCTTGCCCTCCCCCTCGGAATAACCGAGGTGCCGGAGCAGCTGCTCCGCGCAGCCTATGCACGCTGCGAGCTGGCAATGAGCTTTGACGAGGCGATGCAAAAAGAGGTGTTGCGTATTTGTTTCCGTGCCATGGCACGGCGGGCATACGAACCTAAAAGGGGCAAAAAATGAAAACAGTGGATGAATTGATGGCAGAGGCATTCGACCAGCCGCGCACCCCGCGCAGCCCGGAATACAAGGCCGGCGTGCGCGCGGCGCTCGAATATCGCATCAACGGGAAAAAAATTACTTTAACGACGTATGAGCTGGGAACCGCCGCTGCCGACGCTTATTTTGCCGGCACGGATGAGGGACACAGGATCTGGCGCCAAGCCTGCTACGCGGGCACCGAAGATTAAAAAACGAATTTTTCACATGGAGGGGCGAGCGATGAAACGTAACAGATGTTTGACCAATGAGGAGGAAGCCAAGCTGCGCAGGGTAATGCGCCGCAGGGGCGATTTGATGGGCCGGCGCGATTATGGCTGGCTGCGGCTGTTGTTGACGACGGGCATGCGGTTGGCTGAATTCAGCATGCTGACCATAGGCGATGCGCGGGCTTCCTTTGTTACCGGGCGGCTGTTCATTCCCAAGGAATTGCGCAAGCGGGAGGCCTGCGACCTGGCGGTATACGCCAAGGGCGAAGCGCTGGATGCATTGCGGGATCTGGTTGGGGTATGCGGTGAGATGGCGGACATGTCCGTCGCTCGGTTGCCGGATAGCCATCCGCTTGTGCTTTCGCGCAACGGCAAGGCGATGTCTCCCCGAGCTTATCAGCAGCGCATGAAAGAGATTGCGCGGGAGGCCGGGATAGACCCGGCGATCTCTCCCCACTGGTTGCGGCATACGTTTGCCGTAACTTTCCTCGAGGCAAGCGAGGGTAGCCCGCAGGCTGCGCTGCTGCGCCTTAAAAACCTGCTCGGACATACGAGCATCGCTTCGTGCATGGAGTACCTGAGCATGAGCCGGGGCGATGTCGGTACCGAGATCGAGCGCATCTTTCCTTCCCGCCGGCGCATGCGTGCCCCGGCCCTGCGGAAAGCCTACGAAGCGAGGATAGGGGTATGAGGACGAGACAAACTATGACGCTGGACGAATACGTCTCCGCTCTCAAGGCCCAGGGTGTTCCGCGCGACCACTTTGCAGTGAAATGCCCTATCTGCGAGACCATTCAATCGGCGTCGGATCTGATTGCGGCCGGGGCAGGAAAGGACTTCGACGACGTTGAGATGTATCTCGGATTCTCGTGCGTTGGCCGCTTCACGAAAGCTGGAGAACATAAGAGAGGAACCGCTCCAGGCCGCGGCTGCAACTGGACGCTAGGCGGTCTTTTCCAGGTCCACGAGTTGGAAGTAATCACGCCGGATGGGGTTCACAACCCACGATTTGAGCTGGCCACGCCGGAAGAAGCGCAGGCGCACATGAACTCAAAAACGGGGGCGACAGCATGACTACCACTGCCCCCGATATCTTGATCGCCGCCGCGGACGCCATCACCAACCGCGCGGATCAACGCGACAGCGCGGATGGCGAACGCAGCATGGCTCGCACGGTGGCCACCTTCAATGCGCTCACGGGTTGCACGCTAAGCGAACGTGACGGCTGGATTTTCATGACTGTTGTCAAGCTTGCCCGCTCCCAGCAAGGCCGTCACGTAATCGACGACTACACGGATGGCGCGGCCTTCATGGCGCTGGCCGGCGAAAGCCTGGGCTCAGAGGCAAAATCATGATGCCTCGGCGCGAACCATATCGACTGCCCGAACCCCATTTCCCCACTCGCGGAATTGGCATTGTCGGGATCCTGATGGTACTTGTCATTGCGGCCTTAACCGCAGTGTTGAATTAGCGGAGACATAACATGGAGACAAATCATGAACCGATTATTGCTTGCGTACCGCCTGTGGCGGGATCACGGCCTGTGCTACACGTGGTGGAACGCGTGGAACAGCGCAAAGAGAATCCGCGTCCGGTAATGGGGGCGAAGGTATACGCCAGCATCGGCGGCGCCGAGAACCAGGGAATGCTGGATGCGTTGACTGCCACGCGCCGGGCGGCCGTGATATTGGCGCATCGCGGTTTCACTGTACTCGAGGGTCGCATCGGCTGGCGTAATGCGCGGCTTTCTATCGAGGCAATACCGAGGTGCGCAGACCTCGGCGGCACGGAAATCAAACGCGTTGTCTCGGATGATTTCGACGAGCGCACGCTGTGCGTGAACATCCATGGGGTGCAGGTGGAATGGGTGGTGGCGAAGGCGAGGACATCATGACAGGCACTCAAGTAGAGGCGCCGATTCGCGCGGAAGAACATCTTTTCTGGACAACGAAAGAAGAGCAGGTGTTGCGGGAGCGTTATCAGTCCGGTGGCGCCATAGAGTGCTCGTCTGAGCTGCCTAATCGCACTATTTTGAGCATTTATGCGCATGCGGCCAAGATCGGCCTTAAAACATCTGCAAGGAAACCGCCTTACAAGAGCTCGGAGCATATCGATCAAGCGATTCGCGTGACGTATCAATCTACTCCCAAAAAGGGCGATATCGAGGCGCTGGCAAGCCGAATAATGCGCCCGCGCTGGTGGGTGTCCAGGCGCGCGTGGCAACTCGGCCTTGTGGTGCCGCGATTCAAGGAGGAGCCCTGGTCCGACGTGGAACTGGAGCTGCTGGACAGGCATGCGCATAAAAACCCGGAAGTGATCAAGCTGATTTTTAAAAAGAATGGCTATGAACGGACGGCGACCGCAATAGTTAACAAACGCAAGCGCCTCGAGCTCGGCCTCAAGCTGAACCCGGACCCCGATCATCTGACCGCGCGGCAAGTGGCCGGCTTGATGGGAGTGGACAGTGGCACCGTCAAGCGATGGATCGAGCTGGAAGGGTTGCCTGCCGTTCGCCAAGGGACGAAACGCACCCCGCAGCAGGGTGGCGACCTGTGGCGGATAAATGTCAGGAAGCTGCGCCTTTGGATAGGCTCGCATGCGGTCCAGGTCGATCTGCGTAAAGTGGATCGGTTCTGGTTTATCGATCTGATGGCGAACAGGTAGCGGAAATGAATATACCGGGATGGAAGGTGTTACCAGATGGGCACTACGATCGCTTGACGAAGGCAATCCAAGCGATCCTGTCGGAGGGGATGTACTACGGTCGTGCTTATGTAGTATCCGAACTCAAGCTGGCGCTGGAGGAAGCAAACTTTGCCCCGACACCGCCAGCGCCAGAGGCTGAGCAAGATCTGACACGGTTAATAGACGAGCAAGATCGTGCTGAGTATTGGGCAGATAAATTGGCTAATGCGATTTCCGAGCGGTTTTGGATTGAGATTGGAGAACATAGCAATCTAAACTCGCCGTGGCAGAACGCCCTGGAAGCGATAGAGCGACCAGATTTTGAATCTGAGCCGATTGCTTGGGCGGCGCACGATACCGAGGAAGGGTTTAATTTCATCAGCGCGTTTCGAGATCTCGTTAACGAGCATATCAATGATGCGATTGCTGACGAGATATGCAGTTTACCTTATAGATTAATCCCGCTCTACACACACCCCGCAAATGACAAGCTGAGGAAGGCGGCGGGCGCAGAATTTACTGAGCATGCTCTTATAGAGTCCATAGGTCTGCTTGCCTCCATTCAGTCTTCCGCCACCAAGCACGAAGTATTTTTTAATATTGGATTGGTCAGCGGGAAGCTCCAAGCCGCACTCAACAAGGTGCGGGCATGATCTCCGATCAGTTCATCCTCGACGTGCACCACGAGCTCATCATTGACAACTTCGCCGGTGGGGGTGGCGCATCGACTGGAATCGAGCTGGCGCTCGGCCGTCACGTCGACATAGCTATCAACCATGATCCTGAAGCGGTTGCGATGCACGCAGCTAACCACCCGCAGACCAGGCACTATTGCGAAAGTGTGTGGGAAATTGACCCGCTAGCGGTAACGCAAGGCCGCCCCGTCGGCCTGGTGTGGCTGTCTCCCGACTGCAAGCATTTCAGTAAGGCCAAAGGCGGCAAGCCGGTCGAGAAATCAATACGTGGCTTGGCCTGGGTGGCGCTGCGGTGGATAGCCAAGACAAAACCGCGCGTCCTCATGCTGGAAAACGTGGAAGAGTTCGTGACCTGGGGCCCTCTGGTTGCGGGACCGGACGGCAAGCTGTATCCCTGCCCCAAGCGCAAAGGCCGGGACTTTATCGCATTCTGCAACGCGATGCGACGTCATGGGTACGACGTCGAATACCGGGAATTGCGAGCATGTGATTATGGTGCGCCGACCATCCGCAAGCGGCTGGTTCTCATCGCCAGGTGCGATGGTCAGCCGATAAGCTGGCCGGATCCGACGCATGGCGATCCCAAGAGCCCGGCGGTCAAGGCCAAGCGACTGAAGCCGTGGCGTACGGCCGCTGAGTGCATTGACTGGTCTATCCCCTGCCCTTCAATTTTCGAGCGCAAGCGGCCTCTTGCTGACGCGACCTGCCGGCGGATCGCAAAGGGAATCGTGCGGTACGTGGTGAACGCACACCGGCCGTTTATTGTTCCGGTAACGCATCAAGGCAGCGATCGCGTGGAATCCATTGATGAACCGATGCGAACCATTACCGGCGCGCACCGTGGCGAGAAGGCGCTGGCAACGGCGTGCATTACCCGCATAGGCCATAACGGCGGAAATGGCGATTATTCCAACACAGCTGACGAGCCGTTACGCACCATCGTTTCCAAGAATGAGCATTTGCTTGTTATGCCGACACTTGTCGAGATTGGATACGGAGAGCGCGAAGGGCAGCAACCACGTGCACCTGGTCTTGGTAAGCCGCTCGGCTTTTGTGGCCGGCGGGCCGCTTGGCATCGTGTCGAGCATGTGGGTGCATCAGCGGACTATCGGAAGGAGTAAATAGCAATGAATGAAAAGATTTCAGTGAACAAGGAAGCCTTGCGACAAGTGCTTCAAGCGTTGGTGGGGCCGCCTCACCTGATCCTGGAATTGCAGGTACTGAATAGTCCGCTCTTCCCGGGCAACCCGATCGAGATCCTGGTCGATGATTACAACAAAGCTATTGTGCTGAGCGAACCTGATGGCAGCAATTGATATGAAAGCGCTATCGATCCGACAGCCCTGGGCCTGGCTGATTCTGCATGCGGGCAAAGACATTGAAAACCGCAGCTGGTCCACTAAGCTCCGCGGCCGCGTGCTGATACATGCCGCGAAGGGCATGACCAAAGATGAATACTTGATGGTCTCACTGTGCATAGCGGAGATGCTACCGGTTTTCGACCTGCCTTCTTTTAAACAACTTGAACGCGGCGGAATCATTGGATCCGTTGAAATTGTGGACTGCGTAACCCGGTCGAAATCGCCATGGTTTTTTGGCCGATATGGCTTCGTGTTGCGCAATCCAAAACCTTTGCCATTTACTCCGTGGCGGGGGCAACTCGGATTCTTTAATGTGCCGGTAGACGCTGTGGCGGAGTCCCATGGCAACGATTGACGAACTCAAGCAGCGTATCGATCTGCACGACCTAGCCGAGTGGCTCGGGTTAGAGCGTCCGGGTGGCAAGGGCAACTATAAAAGCCCGCATCATGACGATAAATCCCCGTCGCTGTCGATCTATGGCGGCGACCGCAAATATAAGGATCATTCACGCAACGAAGGCGGCACGTGCATTGACATGGTGTGCCTCGTCCGGGGTGTGGATGTGGGCGAAGCAGTCAAGGTGCTGCATGAATTCCTCAACATCCCCCTGGACAAGCCCGAGCGCGGCGGCGAGCCGCGTGAGAAGAGCCGGGCCGAGTATATCGCTGACCGCTGTTTGAGCCAGTCGGAGCGTGCGGTCGAATACCTGACCGGGCGCGGCATCACTGAAGAAGTTATCCGGCGTGCAATTAAAAAAGGCACGGTAGGCTTCAACGACTGGCGATCGAGCAAGGTTGCCGAGGGTGAGCCTGGGCACGGTGGCCCAGCCGCTGCGTTCATCGTGCGCAGCCTCAACCCCGGCCGCGTGATGGCGGTGGATCTGCGCTATCTGGATCCCGCGATCAACGGCAACGTTAAAACCCAGTGCCAGGGCGAGAAATCCGGCTATGGCTGGACCAGTGATATCCGCCGGCTGATGAATGCGAAGACGGTCTATTTTGTCGAGTCGCCCATCAATGCGCTCTCAATCGAATGCTGCGACCTGTCTTACAGCGCATCCTATGCCATCCGCGGCGTGGGCAACGCGGATAATGTCGGTCTGGAGTGGATGAAGGGGAAGCATGCAGTCATCGTGACGGATAACGACAAGCCGGACGAGAAAGGCCACCGGCCCGGCCGGGCGGCCGCGTGGACATTGCACGAGCGCCTCACGGCGCTGGATGTGGCGGCCATGATGGTCGATCAATCCGAGTGGAAGGACGGGAACGACGAGCCCATCAACGATGTGAACGATTATCTCCGGTTGCAGGGCCTCGAAGCGCTCAAGCGCGCACTGTGGAAGCTGGAGCCCTGGCTGATACAAGGGCAACCAGGCCGGGTCGAGGAGGATTTCGGCAAGCGCCGGGTATACCTGCCCTACCACGATGACACTAAATATTGGCGCTATCGGGTCCGCGAGGATTTCACCAGCTACATCAGCGAGGTGAAAAAAGACGAGGACGGTAACGAGAAACTGGAATTCACGGATCTGGCCGGTTTCCGAATCGCCTCCCTTTCCCGTGTGACGATCGCTGGCGCCACGGCAACGATGAGCGGGGAGACGGACACCCAGCCGCGCACGCTGTTCGCCATCAGCGTGCAGACGCCCCGCCACGGCGCCAACCTGGTGCGCCGCGTGGTGGAAGATGAGCGCCTGCATAACGTGGACACCTGGAAGAAGATCGGCCCGGTCTGGAATCAGTCCGCCTTTCTCCGCATGGTCAATATTTTGGAGCGTGGCGCGCATCTGGGCGCCCGCAACGCGGCCAATTTCGTGGGTTTGTGCTATCGCGAGGGAAAGCTGATCCTGAACGAGGGTCCTGACTGCTATTTCACGAATCCCGAGCAGCAGTGCCCATACCATAATTTGACCTTCCCTTCAGGAACGCGTCAGGACGCACGAAAAGTCATTGAGCAATACCAGATGACCTTCAAGCGTAACGCCGCAACCTTGCCCCTTGTATGGGGCTTGGGAGGCCATCTCAAGGTTTTGCTGGGTTTTTGGCCGCATTTGATGATGCAAGCGGACAAGGGACACGGTAAATCGACCTTGATCAAGCGCCTGGAGCGCAGCATCGGCTTCACCATGTTTTCCGGCCAGTCCCTGCAGACGGAGTTCCGCTTGCTTACTTCGATATCGCACACCTCGCATCCTGTCGGCTGGGAGGAGCTGTCCGCTCGCAAGCAGGACATCATCGACAAGGCGGTCGGCCTGTTGCAGGAGAACTACCAATACACGCTGAACCGTCGCGGTACCGAGATGACGGAATTCCTGAGCTCGGCGCCAGTGATGCTCGCCGGCGAGGATGTGCCGGTACGCAGCCTGATCGGCAAGATCGTGCGTACTGAGCTCACCGGCAAGAAAGGCCCGCTCATGCCCGAGGATATGCCGCGCTTCCCTGTTCGGCAATGGATTGAATTTCTCACCGGTCTCACGCGTGGCCAGGTAATCGGCGTCTATGACAGCCTGAAGGATCATTGCCTGCGCAACAGCCGCGCCAGCGGCGCTGACGATGGCGCGGTGCGGATGGCGGGTAACTATGCCGCGCTGCTCACCGCCTGGCGCTTCCTGTGCGAGTTTGCCGAGATAGATGTGAAACAGGGCGGCTTTGCCGAGGATGTGATCGCGGAGATGAATGCGCATATCACCGAGACCAGCTCCGACCGCGAACCGTGGGTGTGGATCCTTGAAACCGTGCTGTCCGAGATAGCCCGCAACGAGTTCAAGTATCCCTACCTATGGGACAAGGTGGACGGCGAGAATTGCCTACTGGTGCGTACCAGCCACATCATGGAACACCTGGCGCACACGCCGGCGCTCCGCGAGAAATGGAACGGCCTGCCGGTCAAGTCTGATCGGGTATTCAAGAAACAGATCCAGAAGGCCGGCGTGATCATCTCCGACACGGTTGAGCGCACCATCGGCATGCGACGGATATCTCACCTATCTGCTTTGAGCCTCTCACGGCTCGATCAATTCGGCCTGCACGCCACACCACACCTCGACGCTAATTTTTAATGTCCCCCCGCACCCCCCAAGCAGGAATGCAGCCGCTTTTTTTTGCGCTTTGCGCAATTTCTAAAAAGGATGGGGGGCGTGTGCGCGCTAACCCGTGGATTTATACCTGTAAGTTATATAAGTCATTGATCATGGAGGGGAACCTCCCCACGGGTTCACCCTGTTTTTCCACGGGTTACGCTTCCGCTTCCACGGGTTCAGCCGTTTTTTCCACGGGTTCACTTTTTCGCTACACGGCTCGTATCTATATCTATCTCTTTCTTTTAAAAGAAGAAAGAAGAAGAAAAAGGACCTGGAAAAGAAAGGCGCCAATCCACGGGTTAGCAGAGCTGCTTAAAAATGCATCCACGGGTTATGAACCACATCCACGGGTTTTCCGTGGATATACGCGGAAGAAATATTGTGCATAATCATGTGGTTATGGCTAATATTGAGGTGATCCACGCGTCCACGGAAAGATATGCGTATGGGTATTTTTGGTTTTGTTTCGGGAGGGTATGAAATGGCAAAGTATTACCACTTGAGCCTGAGTGTCAGAGGTGCGTTAACAAACTGGTCGAACAGGAATTTCAAGGGAGTGTTCACACATGACGATGGGCGGCCTATGGCCGCGTCTGAGGCTAAAGCTGCTTTGCTGGACGAGTTGTCCAAAGGGCGCGAGGTTATTCCCTGCGGTAAGTGCGATAACTTTGATTATTCCGGGGAAGGGTGCCTTGGGCATGATGCTTGAGCAAGTGACCCGGCCGGCGCTGCGCTACCACGGCGGAAAATTTCGCCTGGCCGCCTGGATCATAAAATTCTTTCCGCCACATCGGGTTTATGTCGAGCCATTTGGCGGTGGCGCTTCCCTTCTGTTGCGAAAATCTAGGGTCTATGCCGAAATCTATAATGATCTTGATGATGAGCTCGTAAATGTATTCAGTGTGCTTCGTAATCGAGGAGATGAGCTTCTAGAAGCGCTGAAGCTAACTCCTTTCGCCCGTGCAGAGTTCGATCTCTCCTATGAAATCAGCACATGTCCAGTAGAACAAGCGAGGAGAACGATCGTCCGGAGCTTTATGGGCTTTGGCTCTGCTGCTGCCAGTGGCAAGAGAACAGGTTTTCGGGCAAATTCCAATCGATCTCATACAACACCGGCCTACGACTGGAAAAACTATCCCGATGCGCTACCAGTAATCATCGAACGTTTACGCGGAGTGATCGTTGAAAATCGGGACGCGGCTGAGGTAATCCAGCAGCATGATTCCGAGGAAACGCTAATCTATGCTGATCCACCTTACGTGCTCAGCACCAGGTCTTTACGTGGGGGAATTAAGAGTTATACCGCTCATACCGGATACAAATACGAGATGAGCGATGACGAGCATCGCGCTTTAGCGAAGCTGCTTCATTCCGTCTCCGGGATGGTTGTTCTAAGCGGGTATTCGAGCAAACTGTATGAACATGAGTTATATGCTAAATGGGAACGGTTTGAAAAACAGTCCATGGCGGACGGGGCTAAACCTCGTACAGAGATAGTATGGATCAACCCTGCCTGCTCGGAGGCATTGCATGCCGCAAGTGGTCTGTTTGGAGCATACCGTGGCTGATCTGATAGAAAGCTTCCTCGAGTTCAAGCAACGCAACGCCGGCCGGTCCGATCGCACTATTCATGCCTACCGCCTGGCGCTTACGCGGATGGCTGCGTATTTTGTCGATCAGGACCTCCTGCGAATTACACAGGATGAGCTGCTCGCTTTTACGGGGCCATACCTCCATAAAATGGGGTTACGCGACCCTGTGAGCCGTCGCCCGCACGTTGCCGCAGTCCGTGGTTTCTACAGCTGGCTGGCATCGACCAAGCGGATCCGTAGCAACCCGGCCGAGAATCTGCCGTATCCGGATAGAGGTCGCCGCATCCCGCGTGTGATGACGCTGGGCAGCGCCGCCAAGCTGATGTGGGAACCCGACTTCAATACTTTTGCCGGGGTGCGAGACGGCGCCATTCTGGCACTGCTAGTAGGTTGCGGGCTGCGCGTGTCCGGACTGGTAGCCCTCAACGAAAGCAATATCATCCAGGATGAAATCGACGGCAAGGTGCGCATGCTGATCAAGGTGGTAGAAAAAGGCGATAAAGAGCGCAAGTTGACAATCCCGCCCGAGGCAGACTTGCTGCTACGGCTCTACCTCGACCACGCGGAGCTGAAACAGGTAAACCGGCGCTTGCCTGACGGTGACCAGGTGTTGTTTGTGAGCCTAATGAACCGAACAGTAACGCCTGACCAGTATCACGGCGAGGCCAGGCGTCTCAATCGCAGAGCGGTGCTGCAGATGGTCAAGCGTTATGGCAAGCGTGCCGGCATATCCGAGGATCAGCTCCACCCCCACGCCATGCGCCACCTTTTCGGCACCGAGTTGGCCGAGGATAGCGTTGATATCATTGCCCGCCAACGCCTGCTGGGCCATAAAGACGTCAAGAGCACAGCCATCTATGATCACATGGCCATGCGTAAGCTGACCCGCGAAGCGGATCGAGCGAACCCCTTGGCGAAAATAAAGACGCCGGTCAGCGATCTTTTGAAGAGACTCAACAAGCGGCCGTAATTCAAGGCAGGCATCGAAACGCGTGATTCGGGTTTGTGGATGGCGCAACCCATATAAGGGGATGCATCATCGGAGAGAGGAAGTAAGCAGCAGTGGGCGTCTCGGGGTGATCTGGCAGGTGTCGGCAACTTTGACAAATATCGGGCTAACTCTGTCTGGTTCCCACAACCAGTGAGATGCGCAGTTTGAGGATAAAGCGCAGTTGGGCAACGGCACCATGAGGGTTTGAGAGTGATGATTGATGATGAAAAGCGAAGTTCAGAGGGGGGAATTGGCGCACCAGGTCAGCCAGTGGACTCGCCTACCGATGGGGTGGGGGGTCGGCAGGCCGAACCGCCCCTCCCCGACCGGGGGGGTGGGTACCAGGATAACTGCATGGTTTTGAACTTCGAGCCGGCGAGCGAAAAAAAACCGGACCCGCGTTTGGACGAACTGCAAAAAATGGGGCTGCAGCGTGTCTGGATCAATATTGCGGAAAAAATAGGTGTGGATAATCTGCTGATCGCCTGGCGCATGCTCGACTCCGACGAAACAAATCATGGCGATGACGGGCGCTTATTAATACCGATCAGGCGGTACAGCACGTATATCCGATATCAACGGAACCGATATATAGAGGCTCTGGTGGATATGAAACTGACCCCGCGCGAAATCAAGGAAAAGCTGGAGCGGCAGCTATGTGAAAAAATCAGCATCCGTAACATTCTACGTATCGCAAAGCGGGGATAAACTGAGGTATGGCGGATAATCCGACAGCAATTATTTACACCCGAGTGTCGACGTCTCGCCAAGCTGATGACGGGTTGCCAATCGAAAGCCAAATAGAACAGGGGCACAAGAAGGCCGCTGCACTTAACGCGGGCGTGGTTAGAGTATTTACCGATGCGGGCATATCTGGCCGGACGGATGAACGGCCGGCCTTCCGGGACGCCGTGGCTTATTGCAAGGCGTACAGCGTAGAGTACTTTATCTGCTGGAGTACATCGCGCTTTGCCCGTAACAAGCTTGATGCGGCGTTGTACAAGCGGGATTTGGAGAAAGGCGGCACTCGCGTAGTCTATGTCAGCGTGGACCTGGACAATCGGACTGATTCCGGTTGGATGATGGAGTCAATGCTGGAGATTTTCGACGAGCATTACAGTCGACAGGTCAGCGCGGATACGCTCCGCAGCATGGTAAAGAACGCGAGAGATGGGTTTTTTAACGGCGGGCGTATCCCATTTGGTTATATTACGGTACCGGATGGCAAGCGGAAAAGGTTGGCAGTACTTGATGAGGAGGCGCAAATAATCAGGGAGTTATTTGGCCTGTATATTCAGGGGATTGGATGTAAAGCGATCGCCATGACGCTGAATGAAAGGATCCAATTGCGTCGCGGCATGAGGTGGAATAAGAACGTGGTGACCGCGACATTGAAAAATGAGGTTTATACCGGTAAGGTGGTATTTAACCGAACTGATAGCCGAACCGGACGAGCTAGATCTAGAGATGAGTGGATAATTACTCAAAGTCACCCTGCAATTATCGAGGAGGAAATTTTCATGAGCGTTCAAGAATTGTTCGGCGAGCGGACACAGTCTGACGGCGGGGGATCCCCGCATAGCGGACTTGTTTTTACAGGGCTCTTGCGCTGCGGAAAATGCGGCTTGGCGATGCGATCGGAGAATGGCACCGGGCGTAGTCGTCGTTACCATTACTATAATTGCCAAACCGCGCAAAAAGGGGCTGGCTGCGAAAATCGGCGGATACCTGCGCCCGATCTTGATCAGTGGCTCATCGAGGCGATCATGGACAAGGTGCTCACCCGGGAAAGACTGGTCGAAACGATTTCCGAACTGCAAGAAATTACCGGACGCTGGGTAAAAGACCGTGCCAGGCGACGGGAGGAAATAGTAAAAACCCTGCGCGATGTAGAGTTGAGATTAAAAAGACTCTTCGACGTGCTCGAGTTGCATGGAAAAGATGCCCCGAACATGGGAGACCTCACCGAACGCCTGCGCGAGTTGAAGCAGCAGCGGAGTAGTCTTGATCTCCAGCTCGTGGCCCTCGAGGAGGAAGAAATCCCGATGCTCCCCATTACCGAGGATGATGTGCAGGAGATGGCGGATTTGCTGCGAGATATTGTGGTGACTACGGACGATCAGAAAAAACTGAGGCTGTTTTTCTCGTCATTCATTGATCAAATCGTGGTGAATGACAAGGGCGTGAGGATTGAATACCGCGCGGAAAAACTGGTAAATCAGACCGGATTTGATACGGTTCGTAGTAAGGCTCGGTGGCTCCCCGACCAGGGCTCGAACCTGGGACCTGCGGATTAA